GACCCGCCCAAACCGCACACCACTTGCAAGGACTGCGTACATAGGCATAAGAAAGAGTGCCCTTTCTCCCATATCGAATGTGATATGACCGGGGATTCTATTTTCTGGCATACTAACAAACAAGACGACTTCTACTGCAAGGAGGCTCAGGACATTGGGCTGGCCACAAAGCGGAAATAGAAAAAGCTGTAAGGGGTGTATCTATAACAGACCTCTAACTTTTGAGGGTTCCGGGCAGCAACGCTACTGCCTATATTGCTATGATACCGGTAAGCCTAGAGGCTGCCCGCCGGAGAAGTGTGATAAAAAGACTGTCAGGAGGTTGAAAAATTGACAAAAGAACAGCTAGAACAATATACCAGCATTAAAGAAGAGATAAAGGAATTGGAAGCTGAATTGGACAAAAGAAAATCTCCTGTGTCAGATATCGTCACCGGATCAATGGAAGACTATCCTTATACACAGCACAGTATTACTATACGGGGATTATCGAGCGATACATATTCTCTAGATTTAAAACTAACCTACAAAAAAATTCAACTGGAACGGCAGAGGGCAGAAATCGAAAATTTTCTTGATTCTGTACAGGATAGCAATATCAGGCGCATTATTAGGCTGAAGTACATCAAAGGGAAAACTTGGCCCCAAATCGCGAGAAAAATGGATAAACACATCTCTGGAGATAGCGTTCGAAAGATTGTAGAAAGATTTTTAGAAAAAAATTGAAATGTCCGTTTTGTCCGGTTTATCCGATGTATAATGATATCGTGGAAAAGTGAACATAAGAATTCCTTGTACGACCTCCAAACAGCCGTAGCGCGGACGGTAATAATATCCGCGCTGTATTTCTGGCAGGACAAACGGTTAAGTCGCAGGCCTCATGAGCCTTGAGGAGCAAGTTCAACTCTTGCGCCAGGAACCAATTAGAACCCGTCTCGCCTCTCAACGATGCGTACCATGACGCACAGATGCCAAAAAGTCCTAGGCTTTTCATATTTCCGTGGTCTACCTGAGCACAGGCGTGGCGGAGACACATACTGAACAGGCGTCTTACGAATTCCTCCCATCTATCCGGGAATTGACAGTAATTTGACGCCTTATAAACTGCGGGGCCGCTCCCCTCCGACAGCCGGACGGAATACAGACCGATAGCAGCTGTGACACGACGGAGAGCAACGCCGGACAGTCCACAATGAGAGGACGGCAGACACGCCGCCAACATACCTAGAGAGATGACAAGATGCGTGTCAGATTAAATATTTTCCAGCCCTCTGCTAATGGCAAAGGGCTTTTCTTGTACCAAAAAACAGGAAGTGATTTTTATGTACTGTCCAAGAGATGGAAGGTGTGTTTTTGACGGCTACAAGACGGCGGGAAAGCATATTTGCGCCTTGCCTAGATGTCAATATCCCCGTGAACTAAAACAGGCTTTACAGAACCGTATAGCCAATATTTTAGGACAGCCGCAAGGCAGAACCAGGCGGGCGCGGGAGCTTGAAATTCTCAGAAATGAAATTGTTAAATTAAATTTATAAAGCGGTGGTGGTATGGCAATATTAAAAAACCCCAGACACGAAAAATTTGTACAAGGGCTTATCCAGGGCATGAGCCAAAGAAAAGCATATCGTGAAGCGTTTCCAGCGGCTTCAAAGTGGAAGGATACAACAGTTGATGTAAAAGCCAGCAAGTTGTTTTCCGATGATAAGGTTTTGGTAAGGTATGAAGAATTAATCGATGAATCAAAAAACAAGGCAATTTTAAGCAGAATTGACCGCATGATGATTTTAACGGAGATTGCGGGAGATGATCAAGAGAAACCGGATTCACGAATGAAAGCAATCGATCTGCTTAATAAAATGGACGGCGAGTATATCAATAAGCTGGAATTGACCCAGCCGATAGATAATTCCATAAAGGAGATGGAGGACTATTTTGAACAGCAGAAAAAAAGAAGTTCTCAGTCTTTTATGGAATGAACCTTATAAAATCGGGCATTGGGTAGGGTTTGCTGACTTAACAGAACTGCACAATAAATGGCTTCGGTCGTTTTTATACGCTAAAGAAGATCAAACACTACTAGCTCACAGAGGTTCTTACAAAACCACAGATTTATCATTGTTTCTCGCACTCCATATTATCGAAAGCCCAAACGAAAATGTAATTTTTTTTAGAAAGACTGACACTGACGTAACAGAGGTAGTCCGGCAGTCGCAAAAAATATTGAATACAACAGTTTTAAAAAAGCTAGTTTACACGCTTTACGGTGTGGATTTGGTGCTTTTAAAAGAAACGGATTCTGAAATAGATACCAATCTTCATACATCAACAAAGGGCGCTTCGCAGATTGTAGGGCTTGGAATAGGTACTTCGATTACCGGAAAGCACGGCGATATTATAGTTACTGACGATATTGTGAATCTGAAAGACCGTATCAGCCGCGCCGAAAGGGAAAAAACAAAAATACAGTACATGGAGCTGCAAAATATAAAGAACCGCAGCGGCAGATTTATTAATACAGGAACTCCTTGGCATAAGGACGATGCAATCTCTATTATGCCGAATACGTACAAATTTGACTGTTATTCCACGGGCCTTATTGATAGAGAAAAACTGAACGCTCTTAGACAGTCTATGAGCGATTCACTGTTCGCGGCAAATTATGAATTGAAACACATTGCGGATAAAGATGCTATGTTCCAAAACCCGAAATTTATTGACGATGAGTATCTCATTTACAATGGGCTTGCGCACATTGATGCCGCTTACGACGGAGAAGACGGAACAGCGTATACAGTGTTCAAAAGGCTTTCAGATGGGCGTATTGTCGGATTTGGAAAGCGCTGGAATAAACACGTAGACGATTGCTTACAAGAAATTTCGGTTTTACATAAGCGCTTTAGGGCGGGGTCAATTGCATGTGAGAAGAACGCTGACAAAGGATACCTAGCAAAAGAATTAAGGGAACTTGGCTATGCGGTGGATATCTACAGCGAATCCACGAATAAATTCGTTAAAATATCGACGTATCTAAGGAGCGCATGGAAGGATATATTTTGGTTGGAATCAACAGATCCGGAATATATCAATGAAATTCTGGATTATTCTGAATTTGCGGAACATGACGACAGCCCGGATTCTGCCGCGAGCCTTCTTAGAAAGCTTGAGCAGAGGACGACATACAATCCCATAAAAGGAGGAATTTGACTTGTTTCGACTGGCAAACGATAAGCGGTTAACCGTTGAGAATTTGGGAGGCTTTATTAACAAGCACAGCGAAATTGTTCAGAGTAGATATGAGCCGCTAATGGACGCCTATAGAACGAAATACCCGATTTTTTTTCAAAAATCAAAGCCCAATTGGAAACCGGATAAGAGAATCGCTGTTAACTTTGCGAAATATATCACGGATACAATGAACGGTTTTTTTATCGGTATTCCTATAAAAGTCTTGTGTGACGAAGATAAAAGAGTTGCGGAATATGTGGAGTTTTTGGATAGCTACAACGATCAAGACGATAACAATGCGGAGTTATCTAAATTATGTGACATTTACGGGAAAGGATATGAACTTTATTACGTAGATGAACAAGCCAACATTGGGATAACTTATGTTTCCCCGATGGAGGCGTTTTTTATTTATGATGATTCCGTGTTGGAGCGTCCAAGATACTTTGTAAGGCTTTATAAGGATTCTGATGAGATTATTCGCGGCAGTGTGTCCGATGAACAAACAGTGCGCTATTTCACAATGGAAGGGGGATTGCATTTTCTTCCGGAATACGAAAAGGTGCACGGATTTGAAGGAGTTCCGGCCTCGGAATATCGTGAAAATGAAGAAGAAATTGGAATTTTTGAGCCGGTAATGACTATGATTAACGAGTACAACGAGGCGATTTCTGAAAAAGCAAACGATGTAGCGTATTTTGCGGACGCCTATTTAAAAATACTGGGAGCAAAGCTCACTAAGGAAGAACTGGCTAGTTTAAGAGATAACCGCATTATAAACTTTGACGGAAGCGATTCCAGCTCTCTAATAGTAGAATTTTTACAAAAACCGAACGGGGACACCACCCAGGAGAACCTATTAAACCGGTTAGAAAAACTGATTTTTCAGATTTCTATGGTGGCCAATATTTCTGATGAGAGTTTTGGATCTGCCTCTGGGATCGCACTGAAATACAAGCTGCAAGCTATGAGCGATTTAGCTATGACCAAGCAAAGAAAGTTTACCAGCGGAATGAACCGGCGTTATAAACTGATTTTCAGTAATCCGGTATCTGGTATGAAAAAAGACGACTGGGTGAAACTGTCTTATCAATTTACGCAGAATTTCCCGGCAAATCTGTTAGAAGAAAGCCAGATCGCGGGCAACCTTGCAGGAATTACAAGTAAACAGACGCAGCTTAAGGTTCTTTCCGTTGTGGAGAATGTTCAGAATGAGATTGATCAAATAGAGAAGGAGCAGGACGAAGACGGATATATGACAGATTATCCGACGAATAGAACGGTGGTAGAAGATGTCATACTGGGCGAATCGGCAGAAACAATTGAATCAAGCGGCTGAAAAAGAAGAATCAAAGTTAAAAAAGAGACTGTCCAAGTATTATGATTCCGAGTTTCGAAAGCTGGAAAAACAAATTGCCGCTTATTATCAGGAATATGGGAAAAATAATGTAATTGAATACAGAAAGCTGATGGAGGCTCTTTCTGACGAGGACAAGCGGCTTCTAATTGAACAAATGGACGAGTTTGCCAAAAAATACCCGCAGTACGCCCATCTTATGCCGGTCCGCGAGAGCATATACAAGCTGAACCGTCTGGAGGGACTGCAATATTCCGTTATTATGCGGCAGGCGGAAATAGCTGGGCTGGATAATGATGAGATTACCTCTCACTTGAATCGTTTAGCGGCAAAAGGCATTAATTACAGCATGGAAGCGCTTGGGTTCGGAAAGAATTTTTATTCTGTTAATTCAGACATCATAAAAAGGTTTGTTGATGTTCCGTGGAGCAACGGCGAGAATTTTTCAAAACGAATTTGGAATGATACTCAGAAGCTGGCTCAATATTTAAATCAGGATATCGCGCAGGGAATCGCGCGCGGCGACAGCTACGACAGACTGGTGAGACAGCTTAGAAAGCGTTTCAGCAACGTAAACCGGCGTGACGCTTACCGCCTGATTTACACAGAGGGAACCTACGTGATGGCAGAATCCACTATACAGCCGTTCGAGGAGGATTTTGAATACTATAAGCTGTCCCCGCTGATGGACGAAAAAACTTGTACAATATGCAGAGGACTGGCTGATAAGGTGTTTAAAATCAGCGAACGTCAGCCGGGAGTAAACTTCCCGCCGATTCACCCTTGGTGCCATTGTGCTTGGGAATTTGAAGTGGGTGATTGGGATAAGTGGATAGACGACTATGTAAAAAAACATGGAGGGGATAAAAAGCAGGCGGAAACGATAGAAAATCGATTGAAATCAGATTCGGAAAGTAATATAATAAAGTTGCCTAGATACTGGGAAGCTGCTATTCCAAGAGAGAAGTTTTTAGAATATGCCCTCAACCCCCAAAAGGATCAGGACAAAGCTAAAGCTTTTAAATCGGCACTAGGATATACAATGGAAAATGCAGATGACTTGATCCAGCAAATATATGATAAGCTTCCCGAGTATGAAGCAAAGGAAAAAACTGATAAAGGCTGGGGAAAACGCTACGAAGTAAGAATGGAATTAACGGGGCCAAATGGAAAGACCGCAAAGGTAATAACCGCATGGATTGATGATAAGAATACGGGACAGATGAGATTAACTTCCGCTTATATAGACAAGGAGTGATACTGTGAGACTAGAAATGTTTGATAAGGTTCTCTTAAAAACCGGAGAAACAGCATTTATTGTTGAAATTTTTGACGACGGCGCAGCCTATGAAATGGATATCAATAAAAAAGACGGAAAGACCGTAACAGATACAGTCTGGCCGGATCAAATTGAAAAAAAGCTTTAGAAGCCACCAGTCAAAAACGGCCGGTGGTTTTCTTATGCCCATTTTTAAGGAGAGACTTTATGAACTACATCATAAGCGATAAAGCATACGCACAATGGCTTTCTGAATCCATCGGGTATATGGATAAGCGCAAAGTAGAAAAGCTGGCGTTAATCGGTATTGATCATGATACAGGTGAAGTGATAACAGGGTATTATAACTGCCTAATGTCGGATAAGGCGGTTATGGCAGCCAATATACAGGCTGACGCTATCCTTGACAGCGTAATGGCGAACGCGGATTCTATCGTGCAAAAAGCGGAAGAAATTGCGGAAAATGAGGGGCTTGATGAAACATGAGAAAGCTGTTGTTTTTTTATGCTCCTTGGTGTTCGCCTTGTAAATTTTTCGAACGGGAATTTATGAATCCTGTTTTAGAGCAGGCAGACCCTATCCAAGTTGAAATGATAAATGTCCAGGAAAATCCGACTTGCGCGGATCGATACGGAGTAAACCGATTGCCCACGGCGATTTTGACAGACGGAGAAAAGATAGTGGATTATGTGGGAATGCCGGACGTTGAAAAGGCGGTAAATTTTTTGAGAGGAGGGGAATAGAAATGCCTGTAGTCACGATTAACATTTTAATTATCTGCGCTACTATCGTAGCATTGGCTCTGATTGGCAGCAGAGCTCCTAGAAGGGAACGAAAAAGAAATGATAACGATCACACGAAACGGTAACGGATTTGCTATTCATGGGCATGCGGAGTACGCTCCCGAAGGCCAGGATATTGTTTGCGCCGGAGTTACCGCGTTGTTTCAGACATTAATTGAATCAATGGAAAAGCTTACCACAGACAGGATACAAACGAATATACAGCCAGGTAATGTAAGCGTAAGCTATGGGAATTTATCGGAAGCCGGAAAGCTTCTGGTAGATTCCTTTTTTATTGGCGTGTCTCAAATTTCCGGAGAATTTCCGGAATATGTAAATAAAATTTAGTCCGAAACGACGTTAAACTATGCAATGGCTCGGACATTGGACGAGCTGGGGCGGAAAGGAATATATGGTTCAAAAAGATTTTTTTAAATTGCAGCTTTTTGCTGAGGGAGAAGCTGATGGGGCGGAAAGCAACGCCGGCGGCTCGGAGGCACAAACAGCAGCGCAGGAAAATGATACCGTTTCTTTTGACGATTTTTTAAAAGATCCGGGTAATCAGGCGGAGTTTGACCGCAGAGTGCAGAAAGCTATCCAAACGGCTGTCAGCAACGCTCAAAGAAAGTGGCAGACGGTAACCGATGATAAGGTATCGGAGGCTGAAAAACTGGCGCAAATGACCCGAGAAGAAAAAGCGGAATATCGAGCCAGACAGCTGGAAAAAGAGTTGAATGATCTAAAACGGCAAAATGCTGTTTCAGATATGGCGAAAACAGCCAGAAAAATGCTTGCCGACGAGGAAATCAATTTGCCTGACGAGGTGATTTTTAATTTGGTTTCCGAAGACGCTGAGCAAACAAAAACAGCGGTAGAAGCCTTCGCAAAAACTTTTAAAGAAGCGGTGCAGGCCGCGGTTAAGGACGCTTTAAGAGGGACAACGCCCAAGGCTGCGGGAAAACCGTATGAGATTACCAAAGAGCAGATTCTAAACGTTAAAGACACAAATGAAAGACGCCGATTAATGGCGGAGAATCCAGAATTATTTATACGGAGGTAAATAAGATGAAGAAATTTAATTTACAGTTGTTTGCGGCTGAACCTAATACTATTACCACTCAGCAATTTTCCATTAACCCTAGGGAAGTTGATTTTGTGACCTCATTCGGCCGAAACATTACGGCCCTCACCGAAGTAATGGGAATCGCCCGGCCAATTAGAAAAGCGAATGGAACGCAACTGGTAGCAAAAAGAGCCACCGGAGAATTACAAAACGGTTCAGTGGCCGAGGGCGATATTATTCCTCTGTCTCAGTATGAGGTGGAACCCATTGAATTTTCCACGATTGAACTTCAAAAATACAGAAAGGCCGTAACGGCTGAGGCGATTGCCAGATATGGTCTTGAAACTGCTGTCGGCATGACCGATGAGGAGTTCAAAGTACAGCTTCAGGACGAAGTATTGGCGAAGTTTTATAACTTTCTCTTGACTGGTCAGCTCACCAGTGAGGAAACCACCTTTCAAATGGCGATCGCTATGTCGATCGGCAGAGTAAAGGACGCTTTTAAGAAGATGCATAGAACGGCTACCAGCGTTGCTGTGTTCGCTAATACTCTGGACGTTTATAAATATCTGGGCGGCGCGCAGATTACCGTACAGAATGTTTTCGGTATGGACTATGTGGAAAACTTCCTGGGCGCGGATATTCTGTTTTTCTCCTCTGAAATTCCCCAGGGCCGCGTAATCGCAACCCCGGTTAACAACATCATTCCCTATTATGTTGATCCGGGTGATTCCGAGTTTACGCAAGCTGGGCTTTCCTATACAACCGATGCACAGGTGCCGTATATTGGATTCCATACTGAAGGCAACTATGAGAGAGCACAGTCTGAATCCTACGCTCTTATGGGATTTGTGCTGTTCGCGGAATATTTAAACGCTATTGCGGTTGTTACTGTTTCCGATGCTCCTGAATTAAAAACCTTGACCGTCACTCCATCTGCGGGGTCAGCGGTGGGAACCACAAAGGCCACGTTATCCGGGAAAGACGGAACGGCAGGTAACGTTTTGAAGTACCGTCTCGGGAGCGCCGCCGCTTCAGTGAGCTATGGGCAGAATGTGCGGAACTGGCCTAATTTCACGGAAGGCGCGGACATTACGGCAACGACCGGACAGGTGCTTACCGTCGTGGAAGCGGATCAGTATTATAAAGCGGTTGCGTCCGGAAGCAATACGGTTGTTGTAAATGCAGGAGATTAATGGAGAAGATAAATTATGGATATACTTCAAAGGGTAAGGATTCGAATTACCGATCCAAATGTTTCTGATGAACTGTTGAACGAGTATATCCAAACCATAATGGACAGGCTTTGTTTGCGGTTGGGAGCCGAAACGCTTCCAGCCGCTTTCGATTCTGTCTGCGTGGACGCGGTAATAAAAATGGTCCGGCGTACTTATTACGAAGGTATCTCTTCTGAAAGCGTAGCCAATCTGTCAACCTCTTTTGTGGAGGATATTCTTTCAGAATACGATAGAGAAATATCCGACTGGAAGAATAACCGCGACGATACAGACGGAAATAACAAGGCGGTGCATTTTTTATGATTTGGAAATCCTGCGACCTGCAAATCAAAGAGGGTCAAACCGAAGACGTCTTGGGAAACCAAACCGGGGGGAAGTGGAGCACAGTAAAAAAGACGGTATGCCGGTTTACTCCGTGGACAGACGAACAGATCTCTTTAGAAGGCAGAGAAGTTACCCGGAACGAACAGCGCTTTGCGATTCCGGTTTTATTTTCGGATTTTCCTGAGTGTTCTCACGCAGTTATTGACGGTGTCCGTCAGGAAATCACTCAAAAGATCGACCTTGCCCCGAGATATACCGTAATACAGGTTAAGGTATATAAGGAGTGATGATATGGCGGGATTCAAAATCGCTTTGGAAGGGGTAGAGGAGCTTGAAAACAGGCTGAATCAGCTTAATTCTGTTCGTTGGGAAGCTGTAAGAAAAAAGCAGACAGCGCAGATGCTGAACCGGGCAAGGCAGTCTGGAGGAACCCCGGTATCCACAGAAAAAACCAGGCCAAAAGGGCCGCATGGAGAACTCAGACAATCATCAAGCAGTTCTGGAGAAGAAGTCGGGTATACCAAGGAATACGGCCCGCATGTGGAATACGGACATAGAACCGTAAACGGCGGCTTTGTACCCGGCCAAAGGTTTTTACAGCGTAATGTAGAGACACAACGGAAGATTTATAAAAAAGACCTTTTAGATGCGATTAGAAAGGAACAATGATGGCTTACCAAAGAATTGGGCTAACTACTCTTATTGCCTCTATACAGGATAAAATACAGACGCGTACCAAGTTGAAATGCTATGACGCTGTTCCGGTGAACGCGCCCAGCCCGTTTTATTTTGCGGAGGTTATTAACACTACACCCGCCAACACTAAAACAATGTTTCGGGATAATTTTACAGTTTGGGTTCACGCGATTGCCGAGAAAGGAAATTCTTCTGTTGGGGTCTATACAATGATCGAACAGCTTCAAGAGGCTTTAACAGAAAATATCGTTCTTCCAGAGCCTTTCGAACTGATAATGCAGACGGACGGCGGAGTACAAACTATCCAGACAGATGAAACCGGAGAAAAACACGCTGTTGTAACCTTTGATTTTATGGTGTGCTACGGTTTTAAATGCAAAATGTAGGGAGGATTAATTTATGTTTCAATTACAGTTATTTGCGTTTGACAGCAACAACTATTGCGATTTCACAAGCTCTGCGGCAAAAGCGGTAGCCGGCAAGGATATTTTGCTGGCGGTTTTTAATGCGGACGGATCTTCTTTGCTCGCGATCAGCGGACAACAGGGGTTGACCATTAACCGTTCTGCGGATTCTATCGAGGTTACTTCTAAAGATACCCAGGGAGGCTGGAAATCGAAGCTTGCCGGGTCTAAAGAGTGGTCGATTGATAATGATGGCCTTTATGTGCCGAATGATGAAAGCCATACAGTGCTTTCCCAGGCATTTGAGAACGGAGATCCTGTTTGCATAAAGGTAATTAACGGAAAAACCAAAAAGGGAATGTTTGGCGGCCTTGCGGTGATCACCGATTATCCGCTGGAAGCGCCCTATGACGACGCCATGACTTACAGCTTAACGCTGGAGGGTATGGGGGCATTGGTTGACTTATCCGCCGACCCTGTGGCACCGGACACAATGCCGGACGGAACCGCCGCGTTAGGTCCTTTGACGGTTGTTTCCGTTGCAGGCGCTGAAAGCGGGGATACAGCTGTATATGTAAATCCCGTAAAATCACCGGAAAATAAATATTACTATAAAACCGGAGAGGCCCCGCTACCATATCCGGCGTATGGAGAAGCCGTTAGCCAGACGGCCTGGAACGGTACGGACGAAATTGCGGCGGTCACCGGAAATCAGATTATGATTATTGAAGCGGATTCCTCAGGAAAAGCGCTGAAAGCTGGTATCGCAACAGTTACGGCGAAAGCCGCAGGCTGATATAGGAGGCTCACATGATTCAGATTAACAATAGAGAATACGAGTTGAAGTACAACATAGGCAGAATAGAACTAATTGAAAATGTGACAAAGAAACCAACTCTGGCCGCACTGAGCGAAAGCGGTGGAATGCTCGGCGTGTCGTCGTTAAAAGCGTACTTTGCCTACGGTTTGAAAGAAGCCGGTTCCGATATTTTTGTCCCGATTAAAGAGGGAATGAAACTTGCGGAGGAACTGATTCAGGCGGAGGGATACTCTAAGGTGTGCGGTCTGGTTATCAACATTTTGGAGCGTGACTGCCCTTTTTTCTTCCGAGCAGATTAATCGATTTTGAATATCTGAGCCGCGAGCCTGACCCGGCCTACGACAAATTAGCGGAGCCATTTCGTAAAGAAATGGACTTCGCTTTTTTTGTTGCAAATTTTGGGTATTCGAGAACCGACTATGATGCGCTCACCAGAAAAGAAAAAATGTTCATCTATAAAGCTTGGGAAAACAAGCTTGTTGCGGACAGCACGCATTTATATAATGCGGTTTTTACCGCCGTATATAACGCAACCCGGCAAAAAAGAAAAAGAGCGCTGAAGCTATGGCGAAAAAACAAGGTAAAAAAGGCCAATGCGGAAACGGTTTCTGAAAATTTAGAAATCGTTAGAGAAGTGGAAGCCAATGAGGGAAAAAGCTGGATAGATAAAATTTATCAGGCCAACGGATTAAAAAAGCCTGGAAAGGCGGTGAAAAATGGCTGATTATACTCTTTCTGCAAAAATAACAGGAGATGCGACCGGATTCGACAGAGCGATCAAGGACGCTGAAAAAAGCGCCGGGAATTTTCAAAAAACCATAGGTGACATGGGAAAAAAGCTTTCAAGCGCAGGGAAGTCGCTTCAATCCGCAGGCAAAAAAATAACAATGGCTACTACAGCTTTTGCGGGAATCGCGGCAATAGGTGTAAAGTACAATGCAACGATGGAGACCTACGCCACGTCGTTTGAGGTAATGACAGGATCGGCGGAAAAAGCGGCTGAGGTAGTAGATGAATTAAAAGATATTGCTGCTTCCACACCTTTTGAAATGCCGGAACTTGCGGAAACAACACAGCTTTTAATGAACTACGGATTCACCGCAGACGATGCGCTGGACAAAATGCAGATGCTGGGAGATATTTCTCAAGGCTCAGCTGAAAAAATGAATCGAATTGCGACCGCCTACGGTCAAATGTCTTCCGCCGGCAAAGTGTCTTTGGAAGATGTAAAGCAAATGATCGAAGCTGGATTCAACCCGTTGCAGGAAATAAGCGAATCCACCGGAGAAAGCATGGAAAGCCTTTATGACCGCATCAGTGCAGGAACGATTTCTGTCGATGAAATAACCGCCTCTATGCAAAGATCTACATCAGAGGGCGGGAGATACTTTCAGTCTATGGAAAAGCAGAGCCTGACGTTTAGTGGACAGATGTCTACTTTAAAAGATAATGTACAAGGGCTTTTAGGAAATGTTACGTCTGGTATATTTGAAAAATTGGCACAAGATGTTTTGCCAAAAATAAATGAAGTGCTTACTACGGTCAACACAGCTTTTGAAGAAGGCGGATTTCAAGGCGTGCTTGACGCAATAGGAGAAATGTCGCCGGCGCTCGACGGCGTGATAACCAAGATCCAATCTTTTTCCACGTTCCTGCAAAATCTTGGAATCAGCCCAGCGGCGTTTGCTGGGATTGTAGCGGCGATAGGGCCAGCGATTACAGTAGTAGGGACGCTGGTGCGGGGAATAGGCGGAATTTCCACGGCAATAAGTGGAATTTCCACAGCGGTATCTGGGCTTGGCGGAATTAAAGGTATATTTACCGCTCTTACCGGGCCGGTAGGCCTTACGGTAACTGCGATCATGGGATTAGTCGCGGCTTTCAGCTACTTAATGGCCACAAACGATGGATTTAGAGAATCTGTCATGACCACGATTTCGACTATCATGTCTTCCTTGCAGCCAATTCTTCAAACATTAATGGGCTTGCTGATGGAAATCGGCGGAATTATTTTTGAGACAATTGGAAGTGTTTTGCAGCAACTTGCGCCAGTGTTGGCTCAAATTATAACCTTTATCGGGGAACTAGTCGCCATGCTGGCACCCTTGATTAACCAATTGATTAGTTCGCTCGCTCCTGTGATTACTCAGATTGTACAGGTGGTATCGAATATTATTCAGTCTTTAATGCCACCACTGATTTCCATTATTCAGGCTATTATGAGCGCAGTTCAAGCGTTAATGCCTCCTATTCAAAAGATTATTACCGTCGTTGTGAATGTGATTTCCAAGGTGATGGAGGTAATTTCTCCTATTATTTCTTTCATCGGTGAAGTCATTGGTAAAATAGTGGAGATCATTTCTCCTATTATTGAAGTTGTAGTTGGGATCGTCTCGAAGATCGTAGAGTTTATTTCTCCTCTGATCGATGTATTCGCGACTATTTTTGGAGCTATTTTCGATGTCGTAGGGGCTGTTTTCGGCGCTATTTGGGACGTAATCAGCGGAGTGTTCAGCGGAATTGAAAGCGCCTGGAACGGTCTTACGGGATTTGTCGGAGGCATTGTTGACGGTATTGGATCAGCGTTTAACGCGTTGGTAGACGGTGTTAAATCCGTGATTAATGGAGTGATATGGGCGATCAACGGCGCTATTTGGGTAATCAATTTGATCCCGGGCGTAAATATCGGTGAGATCCCGTATCTGGCGCACGGAACCGACAATTGGCAAGGCGGATTCGCATATATGAACGAGGGCGGACGTGGTGAATTAACATATCTTCCCAACGGATCACAGGTTATTCCTCACGATATTTCCGTACAGTATGCGAAAGAAGCCGCGAGAGCAAACGCCAGCGCGGAACCGGTAGACCTAACGGGGATTCTGGAGGGGCTGGTTATCCAGGTTGTTAATAACACGACGGTCGATGGGACGCCGTTAAAAGAAATGGCAGCGGAATATACCATAAAAAGGATAGGCGGTCAGCAAAGAGCGGTACAAAGAGCAAGGGGGTTTGCCTAATGGTTCAATGCAGTCTTGACAGATTCGAAATTGTCTATAACGGGGCCTCTGGGGCATCGTACGGCGTGTTTTTACCGGACTATCCCGAAATTTCCCAACCAGAAAAACGCTATGAAACCTTTTCGGTACCCGGCAGAGATGGAGATCTGATTTCCGACGACAACAGCATAGGAAATATTACTGTGAAATGCACTTTTGCCGTAATAGACAAGCTTTTTCAAAAAAGAATAAGAGATATTAAGAGGTGGTTGAGGGGAACCGGAAAGCTGAGCTTTTCGGATTCCCTTGAAACCTTTTATGAGGTTCTTATAATTGACTACAACGAACTGGAGAGAGAATTAAGAAAATACGGTCAGTTCTCCGTGACTTTTACCTGTTACCCTTATGAGTTTTTAAAAAGTGGGCAAAAGACTTTTTCAACGATAAGCTTTAACCCATATGACCTTTGTAAGCCAATTTATAAAATTGTCGGAGAAGGTAACTACACGCTCACAGTAAACGGGAAAACAATTACGGCAAATGTAGGGCAAAATTTAACGATAGACAGCCGCAATATGATAGCGTATCGGGAAGACGGTACTTTAATGAATACCGCTATCTCGGGAAGGTATGAAGATTTATGGCTTCCTCATGGAGACACAAGCATTTCTATATCGGGGGGACAGCTTTCGATTATTCCGCAATGGGGGTATAAACCTTGATTCAAATTTATAACCCGGATAATACAAATTTTTCTCATAACGGCGATATGACGCTTTTCCCAACAAAGTGCGATTTGAAAACGGTTCTAAATGGTTCCTGGCAGATGGAGCTTGAACACCCAATCGATGATTTAGGCAGATGGAAATATATCATTGAAGAATCCGTAATAAAAGCTCCAAGCTTTAACGGCGACCAGCTTTTCAGAGTAAAAGAGAAAGAAAAGTCTGATTCCGGAGTTTCCGCAACGCTGGAGCCGATTTTTATGGACGCAATGAACGACTGCTTTTTAGTTGATGTACGCCCCACGGAGAAAACCGGCCAGCAGGCGCTCGATCTTATGACGGCCCCAAACAGCAAGTATTCCGGTGAATCTAACATAACAAAAAAAGCGACTGCCTATTATCAATTTAAAAACTTAATTGAGGCAATCAACGGCGGCGAGGATAATTCTTTTATCAGTCGCTGGGGTGGAGAAATCCTTTTCGATAACTTTAGAATTCATATTGATGAATCTATCGGGACAGATAAAGGGATCGAGCTTTTATATGGAAAAAATATTCCGGCGGACGGATTGACGGAAAGCGTTGATACCCGAGAAGTTGTAACGCGTATTTATCCTAAAGCATATAACGGATACACTATAACAAATAATGGGTATGTAGACAGCGATCTGATTAATAATTATCCAATTATAAAAGCTGCCGTTATGTCGTTTGAAGACGTTAAGATGCGCGCCGATGCCAGTGAGGACGATGAAGAAAACGGAGTGACTATTTGCGATACGCAGGCAGAGCTAGACGCAGCTTTAACTCAGAAGTGTAAAGATCAATTCGCGTCTGGATTGGATAAACCCCAAATATCCATTTCTGCCGATATGGTATTACTGCAAAATACCGTACAGTATAAGGACTTTTCTGTTTTGGAATCCGTATCTTTAGGAGACACCATTCACTGTAAACACTACAAACTCGGGATTGAAACAGAAGCCCGAGTGATAGAACTTACTTATGATTGTTTAAAAGAAAAAGTTTCTTCCGTTGTCCTTGGAAGCTCTGAGTATAATTATTTTGACAATGTAACGTCTTCTGTAAATAAGATAGATAATGTTGTAAGACCTGACGGAAGTCTGATAGCGGAACAGATCAAGGGCTTTATTGACGGAACCTACAGCCAGCTTAGAGTTCAAAACAGCATTGCAAAAAAGCAAGATGTCAGAGCTATTCTATTTGAGGATCTAGACCCGGACAGCCCAACCTTTGGCGCACTGGGAATCGGTACCCAGGGAATACAGATTTCAAAAGAAAGAAATGCTCAAAACACAGACTGGGTGTGGACAACTTCAATGACGTTTGCCGGAATTATTGCAAACACCGTCGTAACTGGAAAAATTTCTTCTAAAACCGGGGCTGTATATTTTGACCTGGACGCGAACGACGGAAAAGGCGAGCTTGCTTCTTCCGTACTGAAAGGCGTCGATGATGGGGTAACAACAACCGCAAGAATCGGTTCCGGGAACTGGGCTGGCGGTGAACCGTACCAGGGATTTAAGCTTTATTATCCCGGCGGAAATTCTGGGTCGCTGCTTATAACAATCGATGGGATCAGCAAGGATTTTCCGTTGGCGAACAAGGACGAAATTGTTTCAAGCGGAGATCTTACCGTTCGATCAAATGCAAACACCGGATATTCAGGCGGAAGTAATGTCCTTGACTTTTACGGAAATTCTTCTACTGGGGAAGGCACGGTAGTTTTAAAACGAGGCACAAAAAATAAATCATCTGAGAATATTATATACGCAGATGTGAACACATTAAAACTATTGTACAAAGGCGAAGATCCGTCCCTAGAGCTTTCCGATACCATAGCCGCTCTTAGAAAAAATGATCAATGCGTTCAGTTGGCTGGTACTTTTGCTAATTTTAAAGGAAGCGAAAATCAATACCTCCAATTTACAAATGCCGGATGCGTTTTATATGATAAAAACAAAATCCAATTTGGTACAAATGGATATATGAGAGCGTCCATTGAATCCAACGGCGACGCTAAGTTCGGAAATATCTATTCCAATGGATCTCTTGTAACCTCCGATCGAAAAAAGAAAACCGGAGTAAAAAAGCTGTCCGGAACCTTCTTAGACAAAGTGAGAGGTTCAGCGGTGTACCGTTATCGGCTGAAACAGGACATGATCCCAGAGAAGAATGCGAAAAATTTAAAAGGAAAATCAGTCGGCACAAAAAACGAATTAGTGGGTTTGATGTACGATGAAGCCCCGGAAGAAATCCGCCGGGAAACTGAAAGCGGAGATAAGGCTATCGATCTCTACGGAATGGTTTCTGTCCTTTGGAAAGCGGTTCAGGAGTTATCCGACAAGGTTGATAGTCTTCAACAAAAGCAGGAGGTGTAATTTTGGTCTACAAAGAAATAGAGATTGACAGCACATGGCAGCAGCCCCTTGGAGAAATCCGGGTAATTCAGGAGGAAGCGGACGGCAGAGAGTTAAGAATTTATCTCTATGATAATGGTTCTCCTCTTGATTTAACCGGGAAAACGGTATCCGTGTACATACAGAAGCCGGACAATACCATGATCTATAATTCCTGCGATGTGGAAGGAAACCAAGCAACCGTAACCCTCACCCTTCAAATGATGGCGGTATCCGGCCTTACCAAGCTGTGCGAGCTTCAAATCATTGACACAGACAACCATACCTTAAAGGTAACCCTTCCCCCTCTGCGCATTATCAAGAGCAATTATGACGGCGCGATCGAGAGCACAGACGAATTTTCCAGGCTGGCGGAAGCTCTCAACGAAGCGAACAACGCCACAGGGATCGCCAATGAAGCCGCGGATAAGGCCAATGAGGCAGCTCAGTCAGCGAACACGGCGGCTCAGGCGGCAAATACTGCGGCACAGTCTGCTAATACCGCAGCCGACGCCGCAGCTTCAGCAGCGGAATCCGCAAATTCACAGGCACAGGCGGCCCAGACGCAGGCGGCCTATGCGAAAACTCAAGGCGACTACGCTAAAACCCAGGGGGAAAACGCGGAAGAAATCTATAACCAGTTAAAGGACATCGACGTGGCTTCTCTCCAAGCCGATCTGGACGCGTTGGAAGCAAGCAAAGGGCAGCCTAACGGCCTTGCAACCCTAAACAGCTCCGGCAAACTGGCTCAAATGCCGTCTGCCTCTGATGTGGGAGCCTTACCAATTACCGGCGGAGAAATGCAGGGAGCATTAAAGCTGAAGGCCAATCAGTACGGCGGCAGCGGACCAGCGGACGAAAAATACGCATTAGACTGCCAAAATTCTAATATCGTTAATGTAAATCGTATCTTGACTGCCGACCCAGCGGGAAGCGCAAGCGAGGGGTGGGGCTTTCAAAGAGAAGGTGATCCAGATGCCTATGATGTTATTTGGGCTTCAAACGGCACCCTGTATTTTACCCCGGGCTTTAAATATAACACGTCTCCTTATCCAGCCAATCAAAGGGTTTTAGCCACAACAGATAATATCGCTTTAACGAATTATCTGCGGCAGGAATACAATAAGCTGAAAGAATCCGAGGGCACTCCTACTCTGAACGATATCATAAACGGATTTGGCTTTTGTTACAACGATTCAAGTAATGGAGCGGACCTCAACGGTACATATCTTACAGTTTCCGGAATGACTGATAATAAATACCGCCTGCAGCTTTTAGGCCAGTATAACGGGAGCAATTGGCTGGCCTATCGAACCAGGAACGGCGATGAGCAGAGCTGGAATCCCTGGCACAAGGTTTTGACCGACAATATCAACGCAGCAATCAGCGCCAGACATCAATATACCTCCTCAAGTTATCCTCAAATTTACGGAAACGGAATTTTACAGTTGGGCGGTGATTCCAGAAATGAATATGGCGTTGTTTTGCAAAGCAACGGCACAGACGAAGCAAATGCTTTTCGGCCTTCTGTTAACGCCGGCACAACAGGCCATTTATATTTAGGAGTCGCCAACCAGAAATGGCGCGCTGTTTTCGCCCAGAACGGCACTATTCAAACCTCCGATCGAAACGCCAAGCACGATATCACAGATCTTGACCCGGAAAAAATAACGGCGTTTATTATGGGGCTGAAGCCAAGCTCCTATGTGTTTAACGACGCTGACAGCGGCAGAACCCACTGGGGCTTGATCTCGCAGGATATTGAGGAGCTGTTCCCTCAGCTTGGAATGACAAGCATGGATTTCGCCGGATTCATCAAATCCCCAAAAACGGAGGATTATTACGAGGACGTTCCCGAGACTGTCACAGACGAGGAAACCGGAGAGGGAAAAACTGTAACACGGAAAGAATTAAAAACCCGGACCATCGAAGGAGAATATATCTACTCCCTTCGCTATGATGAATTTATTGCCCCTTTAATCTGCATGGTACAGAAGCAGCAAAAGCAAATTGAGAATTTAGAGCGGCGTTTATCCGCTTTAGAAAACAAGGAGGAAGCAAAATGACAGAGCAAGTAAAGAAAGAAATCATTAAGGCCTACGCTTACGGGAAAACACCTCAGGAAGCCGCGGCGGCTATGGGTATCTCACTGGAAGACGCCAAAAGGCTCCAGGAGGAAAACGCTGAAGCGATTGAGGAAAGGAAAA